GTCTGAAGGGGATGTAACCGCCCTGAACGCTGCTGTGAACGCCTGGAGCAAGATTGCTGAGTACACCGAGCCTAAGCTGAAGGCCGTAGAGATACGAGCTGATGAAACCGCTGTGGTGGCTATCCAACGTAAACGCTTTGATGGTGAGACTAACCTGATTGCAGACGAAGCTGAAGATGCTATAGTAGAGGCCATCGTAGAAGAAAACCAAGATGAGGATGAAGAATAATGGCAAAAGGTAAGAGCATGGTGCACAAGTTGAGCAAAGAGACTCGTGACCGACACTTCCCAGAGTTGAACGGTGGCAAAGGTAGCAAGCCCCGCACACAAACCAATGAGACACGCGAGAAGTTCGCCAAGGGCTATGACGCTATCGACTGGAGCAAGAAGTAGTGCCAACGATTGAATACTGCATGGGGCCACAGGGCCAGATACTGCAAGACTACTCTGACTGTCGCGCCCAGAACAGCTTTATCATGGGGCCGCTGGGTTCCGGCAAGACGGTGCAAACTATCCTCAAACTGTTTGACCTGATGTGCGAACAAGAGCCAGTGATGACCCCTGGACACAAGAACTATGGTGTGCGCCTGAGCCGCATTATTGCTGCCCGAAATACGTACTCTGAGCTGTTCTCCACCACCATTAAGGACTGGCTGGAGATCCATGAAGACCTTGGCCCGTTCCGGCAGGGCAACAAAGAGCCGCCTACCCACTTCATTCAGTTCCGACTGGAAGATGGTACGACAGTTAAGTGTGAGGTCGTTTTTATCGCGTTTGACCGCCCTGAACACGTTAAGAAGGCTAGGGGTATCCAGTGTACCTGGGTGTGGCTAAACGAGACTAAGGAGCATTCTAAGAGCGTTCTGGATATGCTTGACCTGCGTCATGGTCGCTATCCTTCCCCCAAGGAGGGTATCAAGCCTACGCACCATGGTATGCTGGGGGACAGTAACGCCCCTGATGAAGACCACTGGTACTACAAGCTGGCTGAGATAGAGCGTCCTGAAGGGTGGGTATTCCACCGCCAACCAGGTGGTGTCTATCGTGATGGCGAAGAATGGAAGATAAACCAGAGGGCTGAGAACCTAAAGAACCTGCCCGACAACTACTACAAGAGAGGTCTATCAGGTAAAACAGATGATTGGATTAAAGTTAATCTTGCTAACGAGTATGGCTTTGTCTCAAATGGTAAGCCTGTTCACCCGATGTACACTGATAGTGTGCATTCGAGCCACATGGAGTTCAAACCGAGTACAGACACCCCCATCGTCCTTGGATTTGACTTTGGTCGTACACCAGCTTGTGCCTTTGTTCAGCGCACTGCCATAGGCCGCTGGGTATGCTTTGATGAGATGGTGCTGACCGACTCCGGTGCTGTAGACTTTGCGCCTGCCCTCAAGCGGTACATCGAGGAGAACTACCCCAACCACACGTTTAAGGGCTGGGGCGACCCCTCTGGTAGCAACAAGAACCAGTCGAACAGTGACACACCGTTCCAGATCATGCGAGCCTCTGGTATACCCTGTCAACCAACGCAAACTAACGATCCGCTAAAACGTCGAGCTGCGCTCGAAGTCCCCATGAAGGAGATGTGTATGGATGGTAAGCCTCGCTTCCTTGTCCTACCCAAAGCCTCCATGATTCGTAAGGGGCTTCAGGGTGGATTCTGCTACCGCAGGGTGCAGAAGAGTGGCGAGCACTACACTGACGAGCCAGATAAGAATGAATACTCCCACCCAGTAGAAGCACTTGAGTATGCGCTACAAGGTGAAGGTGAGGGCCGTCAGGCACTGCGTAGGGACGGTGGATTTATGAAACCACATACGGCAAAGGCTAACTTCAATGTCTTCGGATAACGATATTTATGTTGTGTTTACGAGCGATCGCGGCAACTGGTGGTCGCGCTTTCTTCATCCTGATGTTAAGCACTGCTATGTTGTACGACCAACAGGGGGCCAATGTATCGTCCACGCGAAGACTACAGGCAAGACTGACCTGTTTAACATCAAGGACGAAAATGGTATAATCGACTCCAGCTATATTATCCTGGGTTATAAGCAAGCAGAGGCCAGTCAATCGCTCTTCATGCTGAACACCTGTGTTGGGCATACGAAGCATTTGCTGGGCATCAAGAAGCCTTTCATCTGGACTCCGTATCAATTATTCAGATATATGAGGAAGAAGAATGGGTAGCGCACCTAAACCACCACCACCATCCGCAGAAGAAAAGGCAATGACTAGGCGGCAACGTATACGCCTAGATAAAGAGATTGCTGAGAATGAGAAGCGACTTAAAGCAATGGCCCAGAAAAAGTTTGGCAAACAATCACTGCTTGCTATGCCAACTGGCGCTGCACCAGCCGCACCCAAAGGCCCAGACATTACCGAGGGCTTTATAAAAACCCCAAGTGGCGCTATTAAAAAGAAACCTAAAGGCCGAGGGGGTAAGTCTATAATGGAAAGAGCAGTTAGAGTGGGGAGGTTTTAGTATGTCAGCAGCACCAATGGCAAGAAAAATGTTTGGGAAAAGAAATGAGGGTCAATCTAGCCCTAACCTGGATGCAGCTGGAAACCCTAATGCAACAGGCTATCGTGGTGAAGGCCCAGTCCCGAAGCAATTCAAGCAGCGGAGAGGTCTGTTTGGATTGGCTACTCGTCAAAATAAAAGCAATAGGAGCCTACTGGGATAATGGAATTACCTAAAGAGCTTGGGTCGCTGAAAGACCTAAAACGCAGGGAGACTAAGGCATTTGAGCGTATGTCCATGTGGCATGACACTCTGGATGATGCCTACGAATACTTCCTGCCTAACCGCAACCTGTTTGATGACTATGCACCAGGTCAGAAGAAGATGGATCGCATCTTTGACTCGACTGCACTGGAAGCTATCCAGCAGGGTGCTAGTAAGCTGCAAGAAAGTATTGCGCCTATCTGGTCTCGCTGGGCTACCTTTGAGCCATCTCAACGCGTTATCAAGATGCTGGAGACCGGACAGTTTGATGTATCTGAAGAGCAGATCAGGGCCAACCTGCAAGAGCAAGCCGAGATCGTGTTTGACTTTATCAACCGATCTAACTTTGCCACACAGTTTTATGAACACGCCCTAGACCTTCTTATCGGTACAGGCACACTGCGTATCGACGAAGAAGACAATGATGATATGCCCATCGTGTTCCATGCTATCCCGCAGAAGGGTATTGCGTTTGAAGAAGGCCCGAACGGTAACGTAGAGACACACTGGCGACGATTTAAGGTCAAGGCTCGTAACTTAGAGCGTTACTGGCCTGGGTTTAAGCCATCTCAAGAAATGGCAGACAAGATCCAAAAGTCTCCTGATGCAGACATTGATGTCCATGAGGGGGTGGTGTACATCCCCAGCACTAATAAATATCATGGCTGTGTATGGGTAAAGGGTGAGGACTATGTAAGCTGGAGCGAAGACTTCGGTGAGTCTAGCCCTTGGGTTACTGGTCGTTACTCTAAGGTAGCTGGTGAGATTCGTGGTCGCGGCCCTGCGCTGCAAGCCCTGCCCGATGTGCGCTCACTGAACAAGGCCAAAGAGTTCGTACTTCAGAAGGCAGCTATCGACCTGGCTGGTATGTATACCGCTACCGACGATGGCGTAACCAACCCCTACAATTTGAATATAAGCCCAGGCATTGTTATTCCAGTTGGTTCTAACAACTCTGCCAATCCATCCATCCAGCGTTTGGACACAGGCTCTAACTTGCAGCTTGCTCAGTTCCAAATCAACGATATGCAGATGGCTATTAAGAAGGCTCTATTCAATGACCTGCGTGATCCGACTGGCCCAGTACGTTCAGCTACCGAGGTTGCTATTGACAGCCGCGAGTTGGCAAAGCGTATTGGTTCTGCGTTCGGACGGTTGCAGACAGAGGTACTTATCCCTATCATCAAGCGTGTTGTAAACATTCTGACTCGCAGGGGCATCATTACTCCCATCGAGCTAGAGGGTCGCAACATAGACATTAAGTTCCTGTCTCCGCTTGCTAAAGCCCAGGATGGCGAAGATATACTCAGTGTTCAACAGGCTGTTCAATTTGTGTTGCAGACTGCTGGGCCAGATCAGGCTAAGATAGGGTTCAAGTTAGAGGACTTTGGCACTTGGGTTGCAGAGAAGACTGGTATGCCAGCAGAGCTTGTAAGAGACCCCGCTGAAAAAGAGCAGGTTATCCAAGCTGGCGCACAAGCTGCAATGCAGGGCATGGATGCTACAGGCCAACCTCCTGTTGATCAAGGACAAACAGCTCTATGAGTTGGGATACAATTAATCAAGCGACCACTGATGCGGAAGATGCAAAGGTGGTCAATGCAGAGAAAAGAAAAGCTGCTGCTGAGTTGGCACAAGCATATACACAATGCTTCTCTGGTGACATCGGGAAGCGTGTGCTTGAGGATATGACGCAGCGGTTTATCTTCAACAACTACACCCCTTTAGGCTCCGCTAATCCAAACTACGAAGCCGCTTACCACAACGGTGAGTCAGGGGTTGTAAAATTCATTATCAATCAGATACAGCAAGCAAAAATACTCTAGGAATAATACTATGACCGAAGAAGCGCAGATCGCAGAAGAAGGCGGTACTCTGTTGGATGAGGCCACCCCCACTCTCTCAGAGGGTGAATATTTTTTATCAGATGGTATCAAGGGTACAGGTGAAGCACCCGAATGGTACAAAGGCGACAAGTATAGTTCTGTCGCTGAACAAGCCAGAGCGTACACCGAGTTAGAGAAAAAGTTCGGTGGTTTTACTGGTGCGCCCAAAGATGGATATGTAGGGCCAGAAGGCGTGGATGCCGAGGACGGATTGCTGGCAGAGCTTACAGAGTTTGCCTCTAAAAACAACATGAACCAGGAAGCATTTAACCAAGCCTGGGAACTGTTGACCGCCAACGAAGAAGCCTATGAGCAGGTATCTCAAGAACAAGAGATTGCCAGTCTGGGCGACAATGCACAGCAGCGTATCAAGAATGTTGAGGGCTTCCTGAAGAACAATCTGGATGCAGAAACATACGAAGCTGCGCGTGACTTGGTTGTAGACGCACGATCTATCGAACTTATCGAAATGATTGTTGGTGCAACTGCTCCCAAGAAGCTGCCTATCGACGGTGGAGAGCATCCTACCGG